ATGTTGTTGGATTGGATAACAGCCCGCGCGCCCGGCGAATTGCTGTCGGCCGAGGCCCGCGAGAAAGCCCGCATGTTGGGTGATCGCGTGTGCTGTTATTGCCCCAAAACCGGAGACGTCCGATATGAAAGCCCGACGTGGGAGAGCATCCGCAGCGACTCACATCAGCTCGTTACCCGTTTCACCAGTGACTTGTGGGTTCAAGGTTCACCCGCTCGCATCTGCGGTGATGGCGACGCGGTATTCGGAGCCGAATCTGCTGCCGCTCTTGATCTCTTGGGATCACTCCGAGCAATGGTTGACTATCTCAGCCGTCGTCTCCAGGTCGAGCTGCCCCCCGCGCATCTTTGGATTGTTTCTCGAATCGATATAACCGCCAATTTAATGCTCGCATCGTTGCCCGAAGTGCGTCAGGCGCTCGCGATCATGCGCAACATCGAAGGCGGTCGCTATCGCGTGTCGCAGACGGCGGGCGACACCGTGTACTGGTCCAACCTCTCCAAAATGCGCAGCGGCAAAGCGTATGCAAAAGGTCCTCATCTTACCTATCTCATGAAAAATCCGAAGTACACAGGCCGCGTGTATTCATCGGAAGAAATTCAAGCGGCGAATAATTTATTACGGCTCGAATTAAAACTCGGTCGCGAGTGGCTCGCTCGCAATGATTGGCGAAGTCTTTCCCCGGCGAACATCCGCGCCGAGTGGGAAAGCTATTTCGGTCGGATGATTGGAGGCGCTGAAATGGTCAGCGACAACGAAATACAACAACGCGTGTTCGCGTGTGCAAAAACAGAAGGGCAGGGCAGAGCCGCATATGGCTGCTGGATGATGATTAAAAGTGAAGGGTGGGAGCGTGCGCGCGAATTTTTCGCAAAGCCTACGTGGTATCGCCACTTAAAAATATTGCGCGCTGCGGGTCTCCGTGACGCGGATATCAGCGCCGGGCAGGTAGTACCGCTGCGTCGTCGCATTTTAGAAGCGCAGATGGTCACCTCGTGGGATCAATTGCGCGCCGCTTAACTCAACCGTTAGAAGGAAATCATCATGCTGGTAAAAGCTCTTGTCCGTGCCATCAGTGAAAACGCTGACGCACAAAAACCGATGTGTAAAGTCACATTGGAAACATCGAATCCGCTGGAAATTGTCGAAGTGCGTTTATTTAAGAACGCTTACAGCGACGGCACTGTTGCGAAATTCAAACAGGCTATTGGTGCAGAAGTCGAAATTCCGTTGCAGGCCGAAATTTATAACAACCGAATTTCGTACAACCTGCCGTTCGGGGAATCGCTGCAATTATCAGCGCGTCCAGCGCCGCTGGCCGCTGCGAAATAAATGAGCGGCTTAACGTTGTACTGCGATGGCGCTGTGGATTTAACAGCGCTGACGTGTTCGACCGGTTGGCAATCGGTAGTAGCGAATCCGCCGTTCGATATTTCGCAGCTTGATCCTGCTGCTTTGGCATCTGCGTTCGGTTTTGGCTTTTTCGTGTTGGCTGGTGTGTGGGCTACGTGTAAAGGCGCTGAGTTGGTGCTTTCGATGCTTAGGTAGTTTGCCAGGGGATGTTTATGAAGACCGTTTTTTTGTTGCTTTCGATGATCGCTTCACCGGTGTTTGCCATTGGACCTGATATGAGTTCGCTGACTAACGCAATCGATTTTGGTGGAAGCGTTGATGCAATCCTCGTTGTCGCAGCGGTTATGGCAACCGTTTATGTCGTTAAGAAGAGCATTGTGGTGATTTTTGCTGCGGTGGGCCGATAGCAAAATTTTTGCGCTACATGCCCCGGCGCAAAAAGCTAAAAATTCGTGGGGCGTCCGTACTACTTATTTTAAAGGTGATTGAAATGCAAAAAGTTCCGTACAAGAAATACGCGTTGGGTTTAGCCATTGCCGCTGGGTCCGCATCGACGTTCGCTGTGGGTCCCGATTACACCGCATTGACGGCAGGTATTGATTTTGGCACTACAACGGCTGCAATTCTTGCCGTTGCAGCGCTGCTCGCCGTTGTTTTGGTGTCCAAGAAAGGCGCAAAAATGATTCTCGGCTTTATCGGTCGTTAATCAGAATTGCAACTGAAACAGCCGGCAGAAAATCGCCGGCTTTTTTGCCGAGAGAATCATGGCCGATTTGTATTACTACTCATTTTTTATGCTTGGCGCGATATCTTTCATTACGTTCGTCGGGCGGAAGTGGTAATGCGTATTCTATCGTTTTTTTTTCTCGCATTTTTTATTTCGTCGTCTGCGCATGCGACAACGTATTATTGGTATCCCGAACCTTTCCCGTCTAATCAATATTCGACTGCTCAAGCGGCGTGTGATTATTGGGTACAGCGTGGCGGACCTTATACGGGTGGCAATGCACGTACCCAGGCCTCTTATTATTACAATGCAGGTGCTTGGTATTGCCGTTTTCAGATTGCGTCAAATCCGACTGGTTATACGAGTCTCGGTTATATTTATTTGGGTGGCAATTCGTGTGACGCTAACAAGGTTTTGATACCTACTGCTGGTGGATGTTTTGCCACTTGTCCTGTGGCTGGTCAGACTCAGGATTCCGCTACGGGTGCTTGTGCATGTCCTTCGGGGCAGTTTGTCGACACGGGTACTTTCCACGATATTATTGTTGGTAATCAGTCAGCGTGTCGAACGCCCGCGAATCGCTGTACGTTGCGAGCTGGCCAAGTCGAACTCACCTATGATCCGGCGGCGTCGTTTGATGGGTGTGCGGTGACGTGTGTAGTGAATCCAAATTCCGCTACGGCCGGTTCTGCTTTCGACATGTTTGCTTATAAATGCACCTACACCGGTGGCGTTGCTGGCAGCGGCAATGACCCGAACATTAATAAGCCGAGCACCGAACAAGCGATTGCCGGCGTTCCGTCTGCTGCGCCTCCCGCTTTTTCGTACGATCCCGGCACTAATGGCGCTCCACCTGGTGGGTGTAACACTGGCGATGCCTACGGCACGATTAACGGTATGTCGAAGTGTGTACCTCAGACGAAACCCGATGGCACGCCGAATCAAAATACCGCTGCAAATAACGCCTCGACTCAAACGACCGTGACGAACACATCGACACAAACAAATTCTGATGGATCGACAACAACGGTAAGCACTACGACCACATCAACGACGGGTACTAGCGGTAGTGGCTCCAGTACCGGTGGTTCGACGGGTAATGGCTCGGGAAATGGCAACGGCGCCGGTGAGTGTGATCCGACTGCTAAAGATTATTTAAATTGTATGGCCGGCGATCAGACCCCAGTAGAGCACACGCACGGGAATGCGGAAAATTTCGGCGATGCGATGAACAATTTTCAGGACGGTTTGAGGCAGACGCCGATTGGTGGATTGGCGAGTGCATCCGGCATCGGTGGCTCGGTGAACGTCGGTGCGTGTCCGATCGCAACGTTTGATCTATTTGGTCATTCGGTGGTGATGAATGCGCATTGCGCAATTTATGATTCCGTTGGTCCGACGCTAACGACAATCATGCACGTGTTCTACGTTGTTATCGGAATTTTAATTATTTTGAGTGCTTAATGATGAGTGACACGCAGTGCGGTTTTACTGATCTCGGCTGCCATGCGCAGTGGATTATTGACGAAGTAAAAGGCTTTTTTGTTTGGATCGCAGAGCAGATATTTAATGCGTTGGTGGCGGTGCTGAATGCGATTCCGTTGCCGGATTGGGCCAGCTCAGGAACGGATATTTTTTCCAGTATTCCGGCGTCAGTTGGTTATTTTCTCGGGCCGTTTGATCTGGCATTTGGTGCAACGGTTGTCGGCTCCGCGTACGGCACGCGATTTTTGATACGACGTATTCCATTGATTGGGTGATCACATGCTTGGATTTGTTCTCGCTGCAATTTTTATTATCGGTTTTTTTCGCTCGATCACGTTGCTGAAGATGGGCATTAAGTGGTGTGTTGCTAAATGTCGATAACGTTATGGTCAGGCTTGCCGGGCTCGGGAAAAAGCTACGGTGTCACGCGCGATGTGTTGGTGCCTGCGGTGCAATCGGGTCGCACTGTATATACCAATATTCCGCTTCATGATGAAATTTGGATCAACGAGTATGGCTACGCGCCGATTCACTTCGAGACGAAAACCGTTATTGAAGATAAGAATTGGTTTCTGGATGTGCTGCCGTCCGGCGCGGTGCTGGTGCTCGATGAATGTTGGCGCTTGTGGCCGGCAGGACTGAAGGCGAATAACGTCGAATCCACGCATAAAGAATTTCTTGCGGAGCATCGTCACCGTGTCGGCGAAGATGGACGGTCAACGGAGATAATTCTGGTAACGCAGGATGCGGGTCAGCTCTCGGCGTTCGCACGGCAGCTCATCGAAAAAACGTATCGTTGTAAAAAATTGGATTCGGTTGGTCGTGATAAAAATTTTCGGATCGATATTTACGAGGGTGCCGTCACTGGTGCTAATCCACCGCGTGATAAACGATTGCGGGAAATGTTCGGTGAATACAAGCCGGAAATTTACAGGCTGTATAAATCGCACACGAAGTCGGAAACAGGGGAGGCCGGTAACGAAAAAAAGGTAGACGACTCGGCCAATATTTTTAAGGGCGGAAAATTTAAAGCAATGGTGGCTGCGTTGATTGTATTGCCGTTACTTGTCGGTGTTCTGACTTGGCGTGCGTACAATGGATTTCATAAATCAACGGCTCAGGAGATAAAAACTTCAACTGAAAATACTGTTCCTGTGGCAGCGCAGTCGCCGCACGTAGATGGGTTTTTGCATAAGAAGTCAATTGTGATTTCAGCGAACTATACGGTGAATGATCGCGCGTACATGGCCTTTACAGTGCATGACGGTGAACTGAAAACGCGATTGGAATGGTTAGAGTTGTTGGCGCTGGGGTACACCGTCGAGCGCATGTCGGATTGCTTGGTCTTTATCACTGGCCATGGCGAAACAATTTCCGCCATGTGCCAGGATGATCAATATAAAAATCCGGTGGTATCGGCATTCACGCCGAATATGCCTGGATCGTCCAGCATGTAA